ATCCAGATGCTCTATAAATAGTTCCATCACCACACTTGGTAGCATCTGAAAAACTAATTATCCAATCTATGTGAGGAGCATTTTTTTTTATTAATTTAATTGCAACGGATATACATCTACTTTCTGAATTTTTTGGTAAATAATCATCAAATGCCATTCGATTTAATTCTAAAAAATTATTCCAAGTTGATGGAGTAACTAAATTCATTAATGATTTTTTTATTATTGGATCACCGAATGAAAGTACACCATGAAGTTTATTATCCAAAAAACAACCAAAGTACAATTTACTTAAAGTTGATTTTTTTGAGTAATGATGATTTTTAATAAAATCATTACCTATGCTTGAAGGAATTACTTTAACAATTATTTCCTTTGCTCTGCCCATTGCATTATGATTAAATAAAGTGCGTTTCCATTACTATTTTCGTTGCCCATTGTTTCGGCATATTTATACTCTTCGGTTTCCTTAATAATGGCTATTGCGTTTTTTATTTGTGTGGCTTGTTCATCTGCTAATGTAAAGGTCATTTGTTGAAACGGAGGTTTATCTCCATCAGCTAAGGTAAAATCGGTATCTAAATTATCTGCGTTAAAATCAAATCCTGGCACATCTAATCCCCAGGCTTCAAGTTCTTCAGCATTCCAGCTGTTGCCTAAGTCTTCCCAATCCCACTCACCAAAGCCTACATTGTCTTTGATGATAAACTCTCTTTGCTTTGCCTCATCCCAATCAACTACTTGCACAGGTACTTCCTTCCACTTGGCTTCCTTCATTGCCTTGTAGCGCATATTGCCTCCAAGGATGACCATGTCCTGGTTGACCACTATTGGTCTGACATTAGCCATCTCAGGAAAGTCCTTGAGGCTTTGAACGAGCTTATGGAACTTATCATCCTTGATAAGTCTTGGATTGCTCGGATTTGGTTTGATTGAGCTTATTGGAACTACTTGCATGCAGTCTATTTCTTTTTTGGCATCATTGATGGCATCTTAGGCTTCGCTGCCTTCTTAGCCTTCTTAGCCACAGACAGGGCAATAGCTACAGCTTGCTTCTGAGGCTTTCCTGACTTCATCTCTGTCTTAATGTTTGAGCTAACTGTCTTAGCACTGTATCCTTTCTTTAGTGGCATTGTGATAACGGTAATTTTCGCAAAGATAAGTAATTCAGCATTGCCTCGTAGATGGCCTTTTGATTGTGCCAGCGCATCATGTACTTATTCTTGTTGTCATGGCCTTGATGGTCAACAATCTTTTTGTCCAGCTGGCTAATTTTTCGGGTAAGATAGTCAATGCAGTCCTGATAGCCGATCTCAGTGTTTATGTAGTGGTATCTCATGTCATTAATGTAAGTGCCTGTACCTTGATAGATTTCTGGGAACATGCTAATGTGAATATTGGTCATAGTCTTTCAGCTGCATTAGTGGGGCATCAAATCGCAAAGGTATTATTCCTGTGCTGCCTGACCTCATCTTAACCTGGTCAATCAGGCATAGCCCAGCATTAGGCAATTCGGTGCTGCCCACTTTGGTGGTGGCTGTTGGCTCAAAGTAGTACTCAGGCCGGAGCATCATCCAGATGACATCGGCATCCTGCTCAACAGAGCCTGACTCTCTGAGGTCACTCATAAGGGGCATCTTATCACCTCTCTCATCTACTCTCCGGCTAAGCTGGCTAAGTGCCACTACAGGTATCTGTAGTTCTTTAGCTAGGAGCTTCAGACCTCTGCTAATCTCGCCTATGATGTTGACTCGGTTTGTCTCCTTTGGATTGACTGAATTAATTAGGCCGATGTAGTCAACAAAGATGACCTTGATGTTATGCTTATTCTTCCACATGGTAGCCTTAGTCCTGATTTTGGAGATGTTTAAGTAGCCCTCATCGGTTATCTTAATAGGCCACTCCTTCATGCGACTTACTGCATTATGAATTGCACTCTTGTCATACTGATGTAGATCACCTTGCTTGATTTTGTAAGCCCACACATTAGACTCCTGAGAAGCTAGCCTCTGGACCAGCTCATGTTTGGTCATTTCTAAACTAAACATACCACAGCCTATGCCTTGCTTGGCTAAGTTACGGATAAGGCTAACTACCAGAGCAGTCTTACCTTGCCCAGGTCTAGCACCTACCACTATTAACTCTCCATTGGTCAGGCCACCGCATAGCTTGTCAAGTGCAGCAATGCCTGTCCGGTGTCCGGCAATCTCTCCTGGCTTACTTGTCAGCCATTGGTTAGATGACTCAATGAGCTGCTGCTTAAAGTCATCATCATTTTTAGTAATGGAAGATGCAAAAAGTGCATCAAGCTTAGTCTGGTACTTGGAGTAGATCTCAAATACATCACCAGAGTCAGCCTGTGACTCCTGCAGCAGCTGCATGCTGATGCCATAGAGCTTAGCTCTGATGTACTGCTCAACTAAGTAGCGACAATGAACTTCTATATGCCCAGGAGACTTAAGGCTGGCATAGACTTGAGCAATGTACTTGATGCCTCCGGCCTCCTTGACTAGCCCAGACTTCTTGATAGTGGCTACTGTTGTCTCCAGATCAACAGGCTCTCCGGCATCTTGCTGGGCTTGCACTGCCTGTGCTATTATTCGGTGCTTGTCAACCTGAAAACAGTCAATGGTTGGCAGCACTTGTAAAGCTGTGAGCCTATCCTCCGCAGAAAGCATCATAGCTGAGAGTACTTGCCTCTCTAGTTCATCTTCTTCAAACTTCATTTCTATTGGTTTGGGGTAAAATTAAATGATTCGTGCAAACGATGCGCCCGGCCGGCCGGAAGTTCTTGGGTTTGCTCGTTTTTTTTGTTTTTAGGTTCGAAAATTCCTTTCCATTGGTTAGCCATAGAGGTCTCAATTATTTCTTCAGCTACTTTAGCATTACCACCTGAATAGTTTATAAGTTTCTTGACAAACATATCAAGTGACTCCTGAGATTTATAACTGTCCTTTATTGACTTCTTATAGTCAAGCCATCTCTGGACTAGGTAGGCCATCTGACCATAGCCTGATAAGTCATACTTACCTTTAGCATTTACATTGACATCCTTATCTACATCTACATCTACATCTACATTAGCTTCGGTTTCGCTTGCCTTTTGCTTATGCTTTGCTTCAGTCTTGCTTCGGTTCTGCTTCGGTCTTGCTTCGGTCTTGCTTATGCTTTGCTTCCGCTTTGCTTTGCTTCCGCTTTCCCACTTAGTTCTATTAGCCTGAAGATTAGGCTTAATAAGTAGCCAAAATGGTTTGGCACTGTTTGACAATTCAGGCTCAATTCCATCAAGGCCAAACTCAAAAATTGCCCGAAAAATTTCTAATTGTGTGTCATCTGGGAGCAACTTTATGGCATCATAAAAGCTCCTGTAAAGCACCATTGAATCTCTGCTTTTCATAAAACAAAAACCCCATCCGGCTTTCCCTGTTGCGAACAGCCGAAACATAGGCTGACAGGTACTTACCGAATGGGGCTTTAATATTTTTCATAATGTTTCTACTAAACCGGGTTCGCAATCCGGGGCTTTCGCCTGCACAAACTTAAAATAACTTGTAAACTATTGCAACTTCTCCTTTTAAACTTTGTGCGTAGGCTTTACGGACATAATCACATCGAAGGCACACATGATCTGTTGTCTTATGAATCTTTTTACCTGACTCATTACACCATTTGCATGATTTGCCTGTCTTAGCCTTTTCAACTTCTTCATTTGTTGCTGAAAAGACTTTTACATTGTTTAACTTTTTCATGCTCTAATAGCCCAAACAAAAAGTACTGTAATTGCTAGGCCATAGCACATTAGCACTATGCCAATGATTGCCCAGGCATTGTGATGCCTCTTCGACTCAACAAGGTCATCGGTCAGAAGATCATGCTCGGTGTGCCAATACTCAATGTCCTCATTGAGCTTCTCAATCTCTTTCCGGAGGGCAGCATTAGTCTCCTTGTGATAGTCTCTAGACCGCCTGTGATTGTCAGAGTGCCTCCGGCAATCAGCCAGCTGGGTCTGTAATGTCTGTAGTTCTGTCATTGGTTAGATTTTTTTTTGCAAATATTTTGCCAATAATTGATAAACACAATAGGACTGTAAAAATAATTATGTGAACCCACAGCCAGAAGAACCAGAAGTGCTGATAGTTAGTCATCTGAATAGCATTAAAGTGTTCTTGAACCACCATAGAGAGGCTGACTTACGCAGCTTGGCTGTGGCTATCTCATCAAGCTCATAGCCCTTCTGCATAAGCTTCTCAATGATGTACTCATTAGTTCGGCAATTGACATGACCATCTCCATCCTGACCGGGTATTGCCCAGCTGAGAAGGATAAGCCCTGGTCTATAGCAGTGCCTGCATAGGTTGTCAATGAATGTCTGCTCATAGTCTGCCGGAATATGCTCACCAACTTCCAGACTCATGACACAGTCAAAGCCCTCATCAAGGTCTATGTACTCAGATAAGTCCAGCACCGAACCAAGACCACCGGATAGCTCCTTAGTGTTAGGGTTGCCATCGTAAGCCTCGCAGTAGATGCCATGCCTCTTGAATAGTTTGACATAGTCAGCCTTTCCACAGCCAAAGTCAACCAGGGTTTCTACACCATTCTTTTTCAGCATCAGCAGGATGGCATTGGCAAGCTTAGAGTCATAGGCATGACCTATGTCTGTCGGGTTCTCCCAATAGCCTCTATTGTTTATTCTCATAATAATAGTCTATCATAGTGATTACCTCATCCAATGACCAGCACACAATGACCAGCCAATTACGCTCTACCAGTTTGTCAAAGATAGCAAGCTGCTGCTCTGATGGTTTATTATAGCCTACCTTCAGCTCAATGGCTAGCCCGGAGTAGCCTCTTCGCTGATCTAATATCAGACAGTCAGGTATGCCAGCCTTTACACCCATGTGTTTGAGCTTACTTGCCTCAATGGCATTTCTGCTGCCTCCGTTCGGGCAATGAAACCAAAAAGCACCTATGGTGTCAAGGTATCTGGCTACTGCCTTCTGGAAGTTGTCCTCCGTGCCGACATACTTCTTAAAGTCTAAGCTTGGCTTGATGACCTCTGGGCTTTTGATGTCAAAAAATATTCCGGGCATTATTTTTTTTGCAGTTAGTTTTGCAAACCTAAACCAAAAAGATGGACTTACTACTAAAAGTATCAGACTTCTGCCGGAAGTATAAGCTACCACAGCACCGATTCAGTAGGTATAGAAAGCTATTCCACACTCAGAAAGTGGAGGGCTATGCTAAGCCTTGGGTGAAGGTTGACAATTGGAATCTGGAGATGGTAGCTGAGATCCTTG